TATATGGTAATACCACATTATCTGGAACTGTAGATATTGATAACAATACTGATGTATCTGGTAAGTTTAATATTAGTAATACTCAGGATGCCACAAGTTTTGCAGATAATTCTGTAGCATTTACTAATGATGGTGGTGCAAGAATTACTAAGAACACTTACATTGGTGGTGATCTTGTTGTTTATGACAACACTAACACAAGAGCTGCATTTACTGTTACTAATTTAACAGGAGATGGCGAGTTCCATAATGATCTTACAGTTGGAGGTAACTTAATAGTCAATGGAGCAACAACTACTGTCAACAGCACGGTCACAACTCTCGATGACCCTGTTATTACTTTGGGTGGTGACACAGCACCAGTCTCTAACGATGCTAAGGATCGTGGTGTTGAGTTCCGTTACTACGACGGCTCTGCTAAAGTTGGGTACTTCGGATTAGATAGATCATCCTTAGAATTTGCATTCTTAACAGACGCTACTAATAATTCAGAGATATTTACAGGAACTGACGGTGCATTAAGAGTTGGTTCTATTCATGTTACAGGTGCAGGACAATCTGTTGACATTGATTCAAATGCAAACATAGATGGAACTCTAACTGTAGATGGTCAAATTACATCTCAGGTATCATCAGGACCTGCTCTTGTTATTCCAACAACTGATAAGATTAATAATCTAAACGCAGACCTATTGGATAGCATGACAACTGCTACTACAAACACTGCATCTACAGTTGTTAATCGTGACTCATCTGGTGACTTTGCTGCTAATATTATTACTGTTGCATCTGGAACTGGATCAGGTGCAGGTATTCAAGGTAACGCAATTACTGCTGACGAATGGAAGACTGCTAGAACATTAACAGTTAATGGTGTTGTAAACGGAAGTATAAGCATTAATGGTGGTTCAGATATTACACTTACAACAACATTTGATGATCCTGATATAACTGGATTATCTGGAATGACTGGTACTGGTTATGTTGTAAGAACTGCTGCTAATACTTTTGCACAAAGAACCTTACAAGTTACAGGAAGCTCAGGTATAACACTTACCAATGCTGATGGTGTTCAAGGAGACACAACTATTAACGTTGCTTCTACACCTAACAATGCATCTGACAACTTAGTCTTACGTGATGGATCTGGTAACTTCTCTGCAGGAGAAATAACTGCAGATCTAAGTGGTAACTTAATTGCTAATTCCAGTACAGCAAAAACAATAATTCCTGTTACTGATTCTGCTTGGAATCTAGGATCTAACTCTGCTAGATGGTTACACATTTATGGTGATAATATTACTGCAACTGATGCAACTATTACTAATATTAGTGGTGATTTAACTGGTAACTTAGTTGCATCATCTTCCACAACTAAAACTATAGTTCCTTCACAGGCTTCTCAATGGTCTATAGGACATACTACTAACAGATACTCATACGTTTATTCAGATAACTTTATTGGAACTACAGCACAAGTAGATGTAAATGGTGATCTAACTGGTAATTTAGTTGCATCTTCTAGTACTGCAAAAACAGTAGTTCCTGCTGCTAATTCTACTTGGAATCTAGGAGCAACTGCAAACAGATGGGCATATGTGTATGCAGATACTTTCACAGGAACTACTGGAAATATTGATCAGGTAAATGGTAATCTAAGTGGTAACTTAGTTGCATCAAATTCCTCAACTAAAAATATAATTCCTGCTACTGATAGCACTTGGAATATAGGATCTTCCACAAACAGATATGCATACATTTATGGAGATAGCCTTGTTGCTACTTCTGCAACTATTGATCAAGTAAATGGTGATCTAAGTGGTAACTTAGTTGGTAATTCTTCCACAACTAAAACTGTAGTTCCTGTTACTGATTCTACTTACAACCTAGGATCAACTTCAAACAGATATGCATATGCTTATGCAGATAGCTTTGTTGGTGATACTGCAAATATTGGTCAAGTAAATGGTGATCTAGGTGGTAATTTAACTAATAACTCATCTAGTGCAAAAACTATAGTTCCTGCTGCTACTTCTACTTGGAATCTAGGATCAACTACAAACAGATGGGCATATACTTACTCAAATAGTTTTGTTGGTACTTCCGCAACTATTGATAGTATTAATGGTGATCTAGGTGGTAACTTAACTAATAACTCATCTACTGCCAAGACATTTGTTCCTGTTCAAGACAACACTTGGAATCTAGGATCTACCACAAATAAATGGGCATATGGATATATCAATACAGTAAATGGAGTTACAGGAACATTCACTACATTGTCTGGTGATCTAGGTGGTAACTTAACTAATAATTCATCTACTGCAAAAACTATAGTTCCTGTCACAGGTTCTACTTGGAATCTAGGATCTGGCACAAATAGATGGGCATATCTATATGTTGATACTATCAATGTTGCAAATGCTATTAGTGCTAACGTAACTGGTGACCTAACAGGTAATGCTGATACTGCAACTGCCTTACAGACTGCAAGAACTATCGGTGGCACAACCTTTGACGGAACTGCTGATATTACTCCTGCTACTGCAACACAGGCAACAAACCTTAACAACCATGATACTGATAGTTTATCAGAAGGTGCTTCAAATCTATACTACACAGAAACAAGAGTACAAAACAAACTTGATAATGCGTTTGCACAGTTACAAGCAATGTTGAATAATCTTGCTACTACAACTACATTGAAACTTAATCTATCAGGAGATCCAACACCTGGTGCTGTTGTATCTCTTGGATCTATTACAGCAAGTGGTCTTGGAGGATTTACTGCAGGAACTGACGTTGCAACTTCTGGATCAGCAACTGGAACTGGATTAACAGTTGATACAACTGTAGTTGATGGTGCAATTACTGCTGTTGCCTTAAACCAAGGTGGAACAGATTACTTAATTGGAGATACTTTAACAATCACAAATGCTAATGCAGGTGGTGTTGCTACATTGAACCTTGGATCATTGGTAACTGGAACTGGTGGATTCAGTAATGCAACTGCTGTTGCAACAACTGGTGGATCAGGAACAGGATTAACTCTTGATACTACAGTAGATGCATCTGGAGCACTCACAAACCTTACAGTGAACGCTGCAGGAACTGGTTATGCAAATGGTGAAACAATTACACTTACAAATCCTAATGCAGGTGGAGTAGCTACAACAGATACTCTTGTCGTTGGAACTGGTTATATTGACGGAACTGGACTTGCAACGACTGGTGGTGGGGGAAGCGGTTTGACAGTTGATGTTACTACATCAGGTGGTCAAGTAACTGGAGTTACAGTGAACGCTGCAGGAACAGGATATGCTGTTGATGACACCATTACCATAACCAACCCTAATGGTGGTGGAGTACAAACACTAGGATCTATTGCTACTGCAGGAACAGGATATGCTGATGGAACTGGTATCGCAGTTGTTGGAGGAGGTGGAACTGGATTAACAGTTGATCTCACTACATCAGCAGGAGTAGTTACTGGTGTTGCAATCAATGCAGATGGATCTGGTTATGCAGCATCTGATGTTGTTACTATTGTAAATGCTAATGGATCAGGTGCTAAGACTCTTGGTTCTATTACAACAGCAGGAACTGGATACTCAGCAGGAACTGGAGTTGCAACAACTTCAGCTGGATCAGGAACTGGTCTAACAGTTGATACTACAGTTGATGAAAATGGAGCAATAACTGCTGTTACAATCAATGATGATGGATCTGGTTATGCAGCATCTGAAGTTATAACTATTGCAGGGGGTAGTGGAACTGCTCAATTTACTGTGTCAGAAATACATGGTAATGGTTGTACAATTCCTATATCTGCTGTATTTGGCAATGATGCAACCTTTGATGTTGCAAGTGTATTTGTTGATGGTTCTATCAACATTGCTACTGTATTCACAGATGCAACATTCTCACTCGCTGACATCACAGCGATGGAAGTCGGTGCAACTCTAACAGGAGCAACTAGTGGAACTGTTGGAACTATTACTGCTATGGATAGCAGTTCTGTTACTGTTGATAATGTAGATGGATTCTTCAAAGTAGGAGAAACCGTTGGTGCTAATGATGTTACTAACTTGACTATTAATTCATTCGGATAATAACAAATGTCTGCTACTAGACCCTCAAGTAAAACTGAATTAAAAGACTATGCCCTTCGTAGATTAGGTTATCCTACGATTGACATAAACGTCGCTACTGAGCAGTTAGATGACTTAGTAGAAGAAGCTATTGATTACTACCAAGAATATCATTATAACGGAAGTTATAAAGCATTTCTTAGAATAGAAGTAACCGAAGCAATAAAAAATAATGCACAAGCATACTCTCAAGAAGGTTCTAGTGCATGGTATGGAATTAATAATTATGTTGATACTGCACCTGGCACATTAGGTATCAATCATGTATATACAAGTATTGGTGCATCTAGTATAGTACCAGGAAATATTTTTAATATTAAATATCAGATATTTTTGAATGACATCTATGCTATGACGCATGGACATATTTTACACTACTTCTTAACCTCACAATATCTTGAAACTCTTGATTGGATTACTAACTCACAGGCAAATCGTAGAGTAAAATGGAACGAACATCAAGGTAGATTATATCTTGATATGGATTGGAGTGACTTTGAAGTTGGTGACTACATACTAGTAGACTGCACAATGAGGCAAGATCCAGATACATATACAGGAATGTATAATGATAACTGGTTAAAGGATTACGTTGAAGCACTATTCCAACAACAGTGGGGTAGGAACTTAAGTAAGTATGATGGGATTCAAATGCTAGGTGGTGTTACCTTAAATGGTAGACAGATCCTAGAAGATGGATCAACTTTCAAATCAGATCTTGAAAAAGAACTTCGTGATCGTTACGAAATTCCACCTATGGATATAGTGGGGTAATTAAATGGCTATCTCAAACACACCTGCACAAGATTACGTACAGTCTGATTATTCTCATAGTGCACGTTTTAAAGCAAACGGTTCTGCACAAGAGCAAAAGTTCATTGAAAACCTAGTAGTAGAAAGCATTGAAATCTATGGTCAAGACATATATTATGTTCCGAGGACTATTGTCAACCGCGACACAGTTTTCGGAGAAGATTCTGACGGAAAGTTTGAATCAGCTAAACCAATCAGAGCCTACGTCAATAATGTCGAAGGATGGGAAGGACAAGGTGAGTTACTTACAAAATTTGGAATACGTATCGAAGATAAGACGACGTTTATATTCTCCCGTGAAAAGTTTAAAGAAAAAGTGGACGACTCTACAACACTTAATGTCGAAGGACGACCAAACGAAGGGGATCTAATATGGTTTCCTATAACTAAACATTTATTTGAAATACAATTTGTAGAAGTAGAAAGACCATTCTATCAGTTAGGTAGAAACTTTGTATGGGAATGTCAGTGTGAACTCTTCGAGTACAGTGACGAAGCGATTGATACAGGCATTGCAGAACTAGATGCTATCGAAACTGCATTTGCAAATGCTATTACAGTAGGTCTTGCTACTGGTGGTAGCGGTGACTTTACAGCAGGTGAGACTGTTACAGGTGGTTCATCTAATGTAACTGCTGAAGTTAAGTCTTGGGATTCTGCTACTAGAACTCTTATTGTTATAAATCGTTCTGGAACATTTACTGTTCCCGAAACCATTACTGGTGGAACATCTAGTGCGTCTTGGACAACCGCATCTTATAATACTATAGATAATAAGAACATCGAGTACGATCAAAACATGGAGTTTGAGACTGCTGATGATGATATTATTGACTTCTCCGAATCTAATCCATTTGGAACTGTTGGAAACACTACTGACTTGACAATCTAATGCTAGGAACATACGCTTACCACGAAATATTCAGAAAGACCATTGTTGGTTTTGGAACTCTCTTCAATAATATTGAATTGAGAAGACAGAATGAGGTTATGAAAGTTCCTCTTGCATATGGTCCTAAACAAAAATTCTTAGCACGTTTAGATCAAAACCCTGATCCTACAAATAAAAGAGTACAAATAACATTACCTAGAATTTCTTTTGAAATTGCAGGTATGAGTTACGATCCTACAAGAAAAGTATCTCCTACTCAAAAGATAAAGATATCAAAAGACGTAGATGAAAATTATAATACTTACATGCCAGTTCCATATAATTTAGATTTTGAACTAGCAATTATTTCTAAGAACCAAGATGATGGTCTACAAATTTTAGAACAGGTATTACCTATATTCCAACCTCATTATAATCTACCAGTCAAGTTATTGTCTGCAATGAAAGAGATAAAGGATGTTCCTGTAGTTCTACAATCTATAGACTATGAAGATGATTATGAGTCAGACTTTACTTCTCGTAGAGCAATCATCTATACACTAAGGTTTACTGCAAAAACATATCTATACGGTCCTGTTACAGAACACAAGATCGTCAGAAAGGCAAAAGTCGATTACTATTCATCTACAAATACAACTACAGCACCAAGACAGGTTCGTTATACTACTACACCAGAGGCATGGACTGATAAGGATGGAACTGTAGTAACTACCTTGTCTGCTAATATTACTGCTGCAACTACTAACATTCCAGTTGCAAGTGCAACAGGTGTTGCTAAGTGGGATGATCTTTATATTGGTAGTGAGCAGATGAAAGTTACTGGCATAACAGGTAATACTGTTCATGTACAAAGAGGTCGAAATGGAACTGTAGCAGCAACTGCAGTAGGTGGAGCAAACGTATTTAAACTTGATGCAGCTGATGACGCATTAGTCACTGCTGATGATGATTTTGGTTTCAATGAAACTACATCATTCTTCCAAGACATGAAGAAATACAACCCTGTGAGTGGTCAAGATGAATCCATTTGAAGGACTAGATAAGACTTTCGGAACTGAACCTTCCGAACTTAAAAAACATGTAGAAAAGGTAAAACCATCACTAAAGAAAAGTGAGCAAGAGGACATAGTAAAAGACTATGAAGCATCTCGTGCTCAACTACATAACTTAGTGATGAAAGGACAGGAGGCAGTCGATGGAATACTTGACGTGGCAAGAGCGTCAGATCATCCTAGAGCTTATGAAGTGGCAGGTCAACTTATTAAAAATGTAGGTGATGTTGCTGATAAGTTAATTGATCTTCAATTAAAAATAAAAGAATTAGATAAAGAGGAAAAGAAAGGACCTACGAATGTTACTAATGCCATGTTTGTAGGTAGCACATCAGATCTTCAAAAAATGTTAAAGGCACAAAAGAACATAAATAAAGATACTGAAACAACATAGACACGACAATGACAGTACTTAATGTATTAAGCACTAACACTATAGCAGCAGGAGCAACTGAATATCAGGTGATCCAGACTGGATTCTATAGAGTTGGTTCCACTGCAGGTGCAGCAACTGTAACCTTTGGTAGTGGTCCTGCAATCACACTTGTGCAGAATGAGTTCATTCTTGTAAAAGGTGGTAAGCCAGGTCAAGCACAAATTATAAAGGCAGTCTCAGATTCTACTGGAGATTACTTTGTTGGACAACATCTACAAGATAGTTCTGCCAACCATCCATTCTCTGTAGGAGATTTTATCGCTGTTGTAGATAACGGTACTAGTCCTTCCATAGACAGTAACTTCTTATCAGCAGGAACGGCAGGTAAAAAAATAACTGCTGCAAATAATGTTAATATGTTAAGCACAGATATTGATTCATCAAGTGCGTCTGCTGATTATACATATTCATCAGGCAATAAAGCACTAGTTCAACGCTGCGTAAAAATCGCTGCTGCTACCAGTGCGGTTATCGTAGAAGAAGTGCAAGTAGTTGGTGGGTAATGGAAACCTGTAAAAAGGGACAATACTATTGTAACACTGATAAAAAGTGTAAACCTATTCCTGATGGACATACAGTTCGTGAAGATGGGTTTCTAGTGAAAGAGGCGAAGAAGTACTACGGTGGTAAGAACACTAAACCTAAAGGGTTTGGAACTGACCAACGAGGACCTATCAATCAAGAAGCGGAACGTATTGTTCGTGGTATGAAAGCGAAGAGTGCAGGTCGTTTTAAAAAATTATATGGGAAACGTGATAAGGAAGTAATGTATGCTACCGCTAACAAGTTGGCACAAAAAGAACAATTAAAAGTTATGTATTATCAGGATTTCATCAAATTAGTAGAAGGTAATCCTACAACACGTATGTTAACTAAGTCTAAGACAAAACAGACTGGTAATATAAGTGCTGATAGGGGATCTGATGAGAAAAGCGAATCGAGAAAAACGTAAAGGTCTCGAAAAAGATTTAAAGAAAAAAGGTATTGGTTACAAAAAAGGTGTAGGAGAGTATAAATACAAATCCGATGATGGCAAAGAAGGTACAGGTCGTGAGGTTACATACCAAACAAGTCCTGGCAAAGGAATGTCAAAACGTAGATTCGGAAAAGTAATGCGTCGTTTAGGACGCAAGCATGGTCAAGAGTCAGTCATTACAAAAGACAAAGACAAACCTGCAAGACTACACGATACACAAAGTAAAAAACCAGGCAAATCTGCAAATCTAGGGAAATCCAATCCAGGTAAAAATCCAAAGGGCGAAGGCGAGACATCAGGAACCAAAATTAGAAGTGGAAAATTACCAAAAACAAACAAAAAAGCGTATCACTACAATTAAGAACGCTATAGAAGACCTACAAAAAGAACATGATGAAGGATGTTGTAAGCAACCGTCTTCAAAGCAAAACAACAAAACCATTTAGGTATTTTTGCTTATAAATAATTGTGTAATGGAGTTGAAACTATCATGTCCCACTACACGGTTGGTTACCATAATAACCTAAATCAGCATTTTGAAATATGCGAGTACGCCGATACCGCATATGACGCAATAGAACACAGTAAAGAGGATGTCTCGTATCTACACGAGCATCCTTCTTTTATTGATTATTGCAAACAAATTCCAATCCGAACAGAGGTAGATAACGTCTTCCTTTCTAGGGCATGTGGAATACCAATGGGGTGTTAACTATGAAAAATTTACCAATAACATCCTCGTTAATTATCTTTGTAACTATAGGCACAGCACTATGGTTTTATCCCCAATACGCTTGGGCACATCCTATATTAGTATGAAAAAATTTAATACATGGGTCTTGGATACTACAATCTATATCCTTGACTTTCTCTACAGAGGTAGAGACTTCCAGAGGTTCTGGGTTCTAGAGGTGATAGCAAGAGCACCTTACTTTTCATTTATCAGTGTGTTACATTTTCGTGAATCATTAGGACTTAGAGGAGAAGAACACATATACTTAATGAAGGAGCACTTCTATCAAGCATTAAATGAGACCGAGCATCTGGAGGAAATGGAGACTAGGGAGGGCAATAAGTACTGGATTGATCGGTTCTTTGCCAAGCACCTTGTTCTGGTTTATTATTGGATCATGGTTGGGTATTATCTCATTGATCCTGTTAACGCTTATGACATCAACATGAAGATAGAGAAACATGCATACGAGACATATACAAAATATAGTGCATGGCATCCAGAAGATAAGAAGATAGCAGAGATAGCAGAAGACGAATTGAAGCATGCAAAAGAACTACACCACGCAATGTCAATGATATGATCGTCTGGAGTATTGTATGGATGATTGCAATACTTGTCATTTGTGTGAGTGTTGTGATATACTACATATTAAGATTCGATCATTTCTGGCCAAATGAATAAGATTTTCATTACATGTATTGTTGGTGCAATAGCATGGTGTGCTGCAGCATCAGCAGGAACTCTTATTGATATTGATCGTGAACAATTTTATGATGATCTTTGGGAAGGATATAGAAAGGCAGTCATAGAAAAAAATATGGAAAATGCCACCCCTGTTGAAGATTCTATAAATAGTGCACTAGAGGATTTTTGGGAGCAAGAACATGGGAGCAATGGTTCCACCAAGTCGGAAGAGTTGTTACAACTTCCGAGTAGTGTCGATTGATAGAGTTGTTGATGGTGATACCATTGATGTTTCAATAGACTTAGGATTTGATCTTATTAAAAAAGAAAGAGTACGCGTAGCAGGTGTTGATACTCCTGAGAAGAGAACTAGAGACTTAGAAGAAAAAGCATTAGGTATTGATGCTACTAACTGGATGAAGAAAAACTTAGAGGAAACTTTAGATGGAGATGAGGAACTTACTATCAGAACCGAACTCGTCGGTGGCATGGGTAAGTATGGTAGGCTTCTTGGTTGGTTATATGTCGGGGATGATGATGTATCACTTAATGAAAAAATGATTGATGAAGGATATGCATGGGCATATGATGGTGGTACAAAACAGAAAAATTTTGAAGAGTTGAGAGAGATAAGAAGATCAAAAGGAACTTTACTTGAGGGATAATGGCACAACAGGAAGTATACTTAGGTAATCCTAATCTTAAAAAAGCAAACGTTTCTCAGAATTTTACTAAGAAACAAGTTGCTGAGTATTTGAAATGTGTAGAAGATCCTATCTACTTTATTAGAACATATATTAAAATCGTTTCACTAGACGAGGGTATCATACCATTTAAGATGTATGATTTCCAAGAGAGTATGGTAGGTAAGTTTCATAAACATAGATTTAATATTGCTAAGTTACCTCGTCAGTCTGGTAAATCAACAATCGTTACAGCATATCTATTATGGTATGTGCTATTCAATGATAATGTAAATGTCGCAATCCTCGCAAACAAAGCCCCAACTGCAAGAGAAATGTTGGGACGCTTACAATTATCTTACGAGAATCTTCCTAGATGGTTGCAACAAGGTATCTTGGGGTGGAACAAAGGAAGCTTGGAGTTGGAGAACGGAAGTAAGATCCTCGCTTCAAGTACTAGTGCTTCTGCTGTTCGCGGTATGTCCTTTAACATTATATTTCTGGACGAGTTCGCGTTCGTTCCGAATCATATTGCTGAACAGTTCTTTGCTAGTGTGTATCCTACTATATCTTCTGGTAAAAAAACAAAAGTTATTATTATTTCTACACCTCATGGGATGAACCAATACTATAAGTTATGGCACGATGCTGAACGTGGTGCTAATAACTATGTTGCAACTGAGGTTCATTGGTCTCAAGTACCTGGCAGAGATGCTAAATGGAAACAACAAACTATTGAAAATACATCTGAAGCACAGTTCAGAGTTGAGTTTGACTGTGAGTTCTTAGGATCTGTTGATACTCTTATATCCCCTAGTAAATTAGGTGCTATGCCATATGATGATCCTATTAAACAAAACAGAGGTCTAGCAATATATGAAGAAAGAATAGAAGATCATAATTATATTGTAACTGTTGATGTATCTCGTGGTATTGGTGGTGACTACTCAGCATTCTGTGTTGTAGATACTACAACCATACCTTACAAATTAGTTGCTAGATATAAAAACAATGAAATAAAACCAATAGTCTTACCTAATATTATTGTTGATGTATGTAAACATTATAATAATGCATATGTTCTATGTGAGGTAAATGATATAGGTGGACAGGTAGCAGACATCATTCAATATGATTTGGAATATGAGAATCTATTAATGGCTGCTATGCGTGGTAGAGCAGGTCAACAACTAGGACAAGGTTTCTCTGGTAAGAAAACACAACTTGGTGTGAAGATGAGTACTGCAGTTAAACAAGTTGGTTGTTCTAATCTTAAGGCATTAATAGAAGATGATAAATTATTAGTTACAGATTATGACACTATATCTGAACTGACTACATTTATTCAGAAAGGTCAATCATTCCAAGCAGAAGATGGATGTCATGATGATCTTGCTATGTGTCTTGTTATTTTTGGATGGATGGCAATGCAAGAATACTTTAAAGAGATGCATGATAATGATGTCAGAGCAAGAATATATGCGGATCAAAGAGATGCTATAGAACAAGATATGGCTCCATTTGGATTTATTAATGACGGATTAGAAGATGATGTTATTGTTGATGCACAGGGAGAAAGATGGGAACTCGCGGAATATGGTGATGTTCAACACATGCTTGACTTTAGGTGACGTTTCAAAAATATAAATAATCTTAGACAACCGCTAATGGCATTCTAGGAGTATATAAACATGGCAGCGAATCAATCATCGCCAGGTGTAGTAGTACAAGAGAGAGATCTGACAACTGTCTCTACAGTATCAACTGCGAATATTGGTGTAATGGCAGCCCCCTTTGAGTTGGGACCTGTAGAAGAAATCGTTGAGGTCTCAAGTGAGAGACAATTAGCAGAACAGTTTGGTGAACCAAATGACTACAACTATGAGTATTGGTTTACTGCTGCACAGTATCTTGCATACGGAGGTACACTTAAGACAGTCCGTGTTGCATCATCAACCTTAAAGAACGCAGTTGACACAGGAACTGCACCTTTAATTAAAAATTTACAAGATTACGAAACAACTTTTGAAACTGCAAACAACACATTTACATGGGTTGCAAGGACTGCAGGTGCTAAAGGTAATTCAATCGGTGTATTTGTAACAGACGCAGGTGCTGATCAAATCGCTGTTATTCCTGCTCCTGGTTCTGGTAACGACCCTGAGTTCGTTGCAGACGCTGCTATAAGTGCATCTTCTGGTGCTGCAGGTAAAGTATTCAAGTATTCCATAGTCTTAACAGTTGAGTCAGTTGTTGGTGATTTTACACCTGGTGCAACAACAACAATTAGCATTTCTGGTTCTAACGAAACAGTTAATGTTCTATCATATGACCCAACAAACCTTAAACTAGAAATCGGATTACCTGGTGGCGGTGTTACAGGTATTATTGCTGCAGGTCAGACAATTACTCAAGGAACAAATACTTGTGATATTGCAACAAACGGAATTGAAAGACGTTTGTATATTGCAAGTGATAAAGGAACTGTTGCTTTCGCTGCTGCTGACAGTATTCAAGATACAAACTCTACAGCATTCTCTATTACATCTGTAAGAAATGAGTATGCAGAGCGTGAGTATCTACCAGGCGTTAAGTGGATCAACGTTGCTCCACGTCCTGAGACTTCACAGTTTGCATCACAGAATGGTGGATTCAGAGATGAAATGCATGTTCTTGTGGTTGACATTGATGGTAAGATCACAGGTACTGTTGGTGCATTACTTGAGAGATTTACTGGTCTATCAAAAGCATCAGACGCTAAGACTTCTGTAGGAGAAACAAACTACTATCCAGAAGTTATTAAACAGCAATCACAATACATCTTCTGGGGTGAGCACGAATCTACAACATTCGCTGCTACTGGAACTGCTTCAGATGGTGTTTGGGGACAGAGTGCTCAAACACGTCAGTTCAACCTATTGCGTTCAGCAGCTGGTTCAACTGATTACCCTGCAGGTAGAACTACCGTGGGTTCTAAAAACAATTCCACTTACTACTACAGATTCATTAACGGTGCTGATTACGGTACTTCTGGTGGATCATATACAGTATCTAACACAGATGTTGCTACAGCATATCAGTTAGTCGAGGATCCTGAGTCACAGACCATTGACTTTATTCTCGCTGGTCCTTCTGGTCCTGATGACGCAAGTGCAATCGCTAAGATTACTTCACTAACAAATATTGTTGAAGAGCGTAGAGACTGTATGTTATTTGTATCACCAAGACGTGCAAACGTTGTGGGTGTAAGTAGTGGAACGACTGTTACCACAAATATAATCAACTTCTTTAAGCAACTACCAAGTAGTTCTTATATGGTATTTGATTCTGGATACAAATATATTTACGACAAGTATAACGACGTTTATAGATATATCCCTTGTAACGGTGACGTAGCAGGTCTATGTTTACAGACAACTGAGACATCAGAAGCATGGTTCTCACCTGCAGGATTCCAACGTGGTGTTTTAAGAAATGCTATTAAACTAGCATATACACCAACTAAAACTCAACGTGATAACTTATACGCTAACAGAGTTAACCCAGTAGTATCATTCCCAGGACAGGGTGTAGTACTATTCGGTGATAAGACTGCTCTTGGATTTGCCAGTGCATTTGACAGAATTAACATTCGTCGTTTGTTCTTGGTTGTTGAGAGAGTTATCTCTGGTGCTGCTAAGGCACAACTCTTTGAACAGAATGATGAGTCACAAAGATCACTCTTTGTTAACATCATCGAACCATATCTAAGAGATGTTCAAGGACGTAGAGGAGTTACAGACTTTATTGTTAAGTGTGATTCTTCTAACAATACTCCAGAGGCAGTTGACCGTGGTGAGTTTTATGCGGAGATATACTTGAAACCAACCCGTACAATCAATTACATCACTCTAACATTCGTTGCAACACGGACTGGTGTTAGTTTCGGTGAGGTCGCAAGCTAGACCTACGATTATAACTAAGACCCCTTCGGGGGTCTTTTTTTATGCTCGAAAATTTTAGTTTGTCTAAATACTACTGACGGAAATTCTTTATATCACCAATGGCAGAAAGAGGAACTATTGACGATTTTAAAGCGAAGGTCACCTCAGACTTCGCACGTCCTAATCTATTCCAAGTTGATCTAGCCTTCCCTAATGATATACTTCAAGGAGCTGACCTCATAGATCTTGGTAAGTTTACTGTGAGAGCAGCTAATTTGCCTTCATCTCAGGTTGGTGTAATTGAAGTTCCATTTAGAGGACGAGTGCTTAAGATCGCGGGAGACAGGACATTTGAACCTTGGACTATTACTGTTATGAATGACAGTGGGTTCAAAGTTAGAACCGCATTTGAATTGTGGGCAAGTAGCATTCAAGCTTACAATGAGAACTTTACTTCAGCAGCAGGTCTTGGTGACAAGTCTGATAGTACTGGTTACTTCGCTGATATGAAAGTTCATCAGTTAGCAAGAGATCTAAAAGCAGGGGATCAACCTAAGATACTTAAATCTTACAAGTTCTATAACGTATTCCCAAGTAATATCGCAGCGATAGATCTTGACTTTGGAAACAATGATGCAGTTGAAGAGTTCACTGTTGAGTTACAAGTCCAATACTGGATGCCAGAATCGAGCCAGGACTAACCTCCTAAATATAACAGGAACAATCATTAAAATATAATGGCACAACAGCTCTTCGGTTTTTCACTAGAGAGAGCAAAGAAGGTTCCCAAGGGACCTTCTTTTGTTCAAAAGGATAGTTTAGATGGATCACAACCTGTAGTGGGTGGTGGTTACTATGGCTATTCTGTTGACTTTGATGGACAAATCCGTAATGAATATGAACTCATCACTCGTTATAGAGAGATGGTTCTACAACCAGAATGTGATAGTGCAGTTGACGATGTAGTTAACGAAACTATCTGTGGTAACTTTGACGACGTACCTGTAGAATTAGAACTATCTAATCTTAAGGTATCCGAAAAAATTAAAAAACTAATGAGAGAAGAGTTCCAAGAGATTCTTCGTTTATTAGATTTTGATAATAGATCCTATGAGATCTTCCGTAGATGGTATGTCGATGGAAGATTGTTCTATCATAAGGTTATAGATCCTAAAAAACCACGTAACGGTTTAGTCGAATTAAGATACATCGACCCTAGAAAGATTCGTAAGGTTACTGAATACGAGCAGAAGAAACCTGGCGAATTGAGAAATGCAGACCTTAATACTCAGTTGACTCAGAAGAGTGCTGAGTATTTTCTGTACAATCCAAAGGGACTTAGAAATTCTACTAATCAAGGACTGAAAATTGCACCAGATTCAATTACATATTGTCACTCTGGTATTCAAGACCTTAATAAAAACATGGTCTTGTCACACTTACATAAAGCAATCAAGGCAGTTAATCAACTGCGAATGATTGAAGATAGTCTTGTAATCTATCGTTTATCAAGAGCACCAGAACGTAGAATATTCTATATCGACGTTGGTAACTTACCTAAGAACAAAGCGGAGCAATACCTTCGTGAAGTTATGGGTAGGTATAGAAACAAACTTGTATACGATGCAAACACAGGAGAGATAAAAGATGACAAGAAATTCATGTCAATGCTCGAAGACTTCTGGTTACCCAGAAGAGAAGGGGGACGAGGTACTGAAATCTCTACGTTGCCAGGTGGACAAAATCTTGGAGAACTTGAGGATGTCAAGTACTTCCAAAAGAAACTTTACAAATCGCTCAACGTTCCGAACTCAAGGTTAGAGACTGAGACTACATTTAACATAGGACGTGCTGCTGAAATCACACGTGACGAAGTTAAATTCCAAAAGTTTGTCGCACGTCTACGTAAACGTTTCGGTGAACTATTCACAGACCTTCTTAAAACACAACTCATTCTTAAGGGAATCATCTCTATTGAAGAATGGGAAGTGATGAAAGAGCACATTCAGTTTGACTACATTGCTGACAATTACTTTACAGAACTCAAAGAGATTGAAATCCGCAATGAAAGAATGAATGAAGTTAATCAAATGGATCCTTACGTTGGTAAGTACTTCTCGATTGAACACATTCGTCGTCAAATATTGAAACAAACTGATGTCGAGATAAAAGAGATCGACAAACAGATTGAAGCTGAAACGGAAGCAGGTTTAATCCTGTCTCCAGAAGACCAGATGGCAGCAGAGATGGGCATGATGCCAGGCGAAGAAGGAGGAGCACCTGCAGAAGGAGGAGCACCCCAAGACCCAAAGTCCGTAATTGATCCTGCGGATCAGAAGCGGGGAGAGTTCTAAATACTAAATATATAATGTAGGTAACTATTATTATGCCAAGCGAAATAGCACAAGGAATCGTCGATCATATATTTGGCGATGAAAAAGCAAAAGCGGTAGATGCATTTAACGATGCAATGGCTGCTACAGCTTATGATGCAATACAAGCTCAGAAAAAAGAGTTTGCACAAAAAATGGGTTTTGAACTAGATCAAACTGCACAATCTGCAGCTGATGAACTAGAAGATAAGTTAGTAGATGACGGATCTGGTGAAACTAAGGTTGAACCTGTCTTACCTGACAGACTACCACATGAACCACCTGTTGATGCTACACCTGCATCTGTAGAAGAACCAATAGAGGAACCAAAAAATGAGACTGATAGCTGAAGAGATCACTCAAGTTGATTTCCTAACTGAGGAAAAGAACGGAAAGAAGTCACACTTCATAGAAGGTATTTTCTTACAATCAGAGATCACTAATAAGAATGGAAGGATGTATCCTTTCAAAACACTTCAGAGAGAAGTCGCTAAGTACGAAGAGTCACAGATCAGAAAAGGTCGTGCACTTGGAGAACTTGGACATCCAGATGGTCCTTCAATCAACCTAGATAGGGTATCCCATAAGATAGAATCTTTGAGAGAAGATGGAAATAATTTCGTCGGTAGAGCAAAGATACTTGACACACCTATGGGTAACATTGCATCATCACTACTAAGTGAAGGTGTAAAGTTAGGAGTTTCTTCAAGAGGAATGGGTTC